CACGGTAACACCTTTTTCAAAGATGCCGCGGAGAGCCTGTTTGAATGATTCGGGGCATTCGCTGGAACGGATATAGGTTTCTTTCAATTTCCAGTACGTGAAATTCTCCATGACCATAAAGTTCTCCGGCATTTGTCCGAACCGGTTCACCGAATAGCCGTAGCGGAGCCAGTATTCCCCAATGGAGGACATCGCCGCCGGCTGCAACATCTTGACCTTGATGTCATACCCCCACTTGTACGTCGCCAGGTTGAACGCATCCCCGCCGAGCTGCCCCGAGGTGGTCGGCTGGATCATCCGGGCGTCCTGGACCTTGGCATTCACCCCGGCAATCGCGTTCTGGTAATCGCCCTTGGCCGCCCAATCCCCGTAGGCCTTGTTGCTGTCCCGGACGAATCCGGCCTGGTCGTTCTGCGCGGCGTTCGTCCCGCGGGAGAGCGTGTTGGAGATCCCGAGCTGCTGGTTGTTCTGGTTGAGCTGGATCGCATAGGACGCACCGGCGTTCGCCGCCCCGAGGGCCCCGTTGGCGACGCCCATGGCCAGGCCCGCCGGGCCGCCGGCGGCGCCCATCCCGGCCCGGACCACACTGTTACCCGCCGACTGGAGCGCGGACCAGCCGGCCGTTTCGTTGGCGAGGGTGGTGGAGGCGGACGCGGCGTTGACCTGCTGGTTGTTGATGTTCTGCGAGGTCCCGATCGCGCCGGTTGCCTGTTCCGCGGAGAGTTCGTTCCCGCCGAGGGCCCGTTGCTGGGACCAGTCGGCGGAGCTGTGCTGGAACGCGATGGAGTTGGCGTTGGAGGCCATGAACATCTGGTAGCCGCTGTTCAGGGTGGAGAACGTCGGGAAGTTGGTGATCCCGGTCGCCATGTCCAGGAACTCGCCGCCGTCGTTGACCACCCCGTAAGGATCGGTGACCGGGTCCGGGCCCGGCTGCGCGGCGTTGTACCGGTAGGGGTAGAACATGATCCGCGGGCCGGGTTGCGCCAGGTGCGGGACTTCCACGACGGTCGCGTGTGCGTCCGACCAGGACTCCGGTTTCAGGACCAGCGGGGTCCCAGTGTAGGAGGTCATCTCTAGGACGGTGTAGGGGTAGGTGAGGAACTTTTTGAGGCCCTGATACCGGCCGCCGGGCCCGAGGACGATTTTCTGCCGCCAGGAGGTGTTCATTTCGGTTTTCTTGGAGGTCAGCGAACCACTGTCCACCCGCAGCACGGTCACGCCGCCGACGACGGAACCGGTGGATCCCATCCCGTACTCGGACGCCGGCGGCACGGCGGTAATCCCGATGATGCCCTGGGTGACCCACGGCTTGTCGGAGAACGCGGTGATGAACGCCTTGAACGCGGCGAGCGACTGGAACAGGTACGTCTCGGCACCGTTGGGCAGGTTCTCGAGCTGCGAGCCGGTCGCGGTGTTCAGCTTGGGCTTGGGGCTCTCGCCGCCGGTGCCCGGATCCTTGTCCAGCGCCACGGTGGAGGTCACCATGATCGCGTAGGCGCCGGCGTCGCCCGGCACCCGGTTCCGGGCCGTGGCGATGGACCGGGACCACTGGTCGATGATCTGGTACTCCCCGCCCATGTCCAGGCCCTCGGGCATGGTCAGATATTCGCGGCCGTTGTCGGCGAACTGGTTTTCGTTCGCGATGCCGACATGGCCGCGTTCGATGTAGCAGTTCCCGAACGTCGCCCCGTACCCGAACGTCTGCCACACGTCGAGCTGCAGCACGAGCTCGGTGGTGTCGGGGGCGACGTAGCGGACCTCGGAAATGAAATAGTAGTAGGAGGCCGGGGTGTCCCCGCCGCTGATCGGCTGCGCGGGGTTGTGCGCCCGGAGGTAGTTGTAGCGGGACGCGGCACCGAACGGGATGGGCAGCATGACGGGCTGGTTCATGGGGGCGTAGGACATGCCGCCGATATTGGTGACAGGGCCGGCGTTGTGGTCCAGGTAATTGTCGAGGGCGCTACGGTCGGCGAACCGGACGACGTCGCGGTAATCCGAATTCCACGGAACATTTACCAGCGTCACGGACGTGTTAGGCGTCCACACGGCATAATTGAAATCGTGCCCAAAACCGGGAGCTCCGGCCGGCAATTCCTGAATTTGATTCACAATGTTCCCATTCGTAAGTTTCTTTGAAAACAACAATACCCCGAAACAAAAGAAAACCCCTCCCGATACACCCGGGAGGGGTTTTCTCTAAGGGCGCCACATGCCCCGGAACAATTCCAGAATGATGGGGGATTCTGGATTAGCTCACGGTAACAGTGTACACCGGATCACCGGCAGCACCAGCAGCCTCAACAGTCACAGTCTTACCGGCGTTGGACGTCGATACTGCGATGTCGCCCTGGTCGATGCCGGTGGCCGTGACCTTGACGTCGGCCTTGGCAGCGGTACCGCCCGGGACGGTCACGGTGTACGTCAGCGTCGCGGCGTTGAACGTCGGCGACACGGCAACACCCTTGACCGTAATGCCGGTGATGACGTGCTGCGCGTCGTCCGCCGTCGTGGCCGGGTTGTCCACGGTCGGCCATGCAGCCAGGACCACCGGACCGGACACGGTGAGGGTCGCGGCGGACGTCTTGCCGTTGCGCATGACGTTGTCCGCATCCAACCATGTCGAGGTCGCGGTCGCCGTCAACGACGCGCCACCCTCATCGCCGCCGACGTGCAGGACACCGGTCTGAGACACCCAGGTCCGCGGGGACGTGTTGCCGGCCAGGGACCAGCGCACGCCGGTGTTGCCGGCGGCCACGTCGCCGGATTCGACCACTGCGGCCGCGTTGAGCTGGTAGTTCTCGCCGCGCTTGACGTCGGTCACGGTGGCCCCTGCCTTGTCGAGCACGGTGATTGCGGAGACGGAAACAACCTTGGAGACCACCTTGACAACCTCATCCCCGGCGATGGTGGAGAACGCGACGGCCGGCACGAACCGGGACGCGGAAATGACCTGCCAGCGGTGCAGCCAATAGTTGGTCTGCAGCGACGCGGGGTTCCACTGCGACGCGGTCTCGAACACCTGGTCGGCGACGACGAAGAAGTCCTTGGTGGACAGGATCGCCTCGATGCCCTTGGGGAACTTCTCCCGCGGAATTTCGATGACCCGGCCCGACAGCGCCATTTTTTCGACGTTGAACGCGCCGGCGAGGGCTTCGACGTCGAGGACGGCGTTGAACTCGGGGGAGACGAACAGGACCAGCTCGTCCGGCTGCGCGCTGATCTGCATGCGCGCGGCGTTGTACTGCCGGGACAGGAATTTCAGCGACCCGACCGTGGTGCGGATCTGGGAGAGGACCGACTTGGTGTCCGCGGCCAGGGTCGGGGAGTCCTGGTTGGTGATGTCACGGATCTTGACCTTGAAGTACCCGCCGTTGGACTCGTACTCGGAGAACAACTGGCACATGAGCAGGAACTCATCCCACTGATCCGAGGTGCCGGGGGCGTTCATGATCTGCGCGGCGAACGCGGACAGCCCGCCCGGCTTGTTGAACGCGGACATGAGCAGCGGCTGGTTGATCGTGACCTTGTACTTGTCCCGCCGGTTCACCCGGTGGTAGTTGGACTGGACCTCGATGGGGGCGGATCCGAACAGTTCGCCCTCGAGCGCGTCGCGGGCCGGGTCGTAGGTCTTGGCCTTGATGAGACCGACCATGATTTCCTCGATGGAATCGCCGCCGGTGAGCAGCCCGCGCTTGAACTCGGCGAGCGGGTTCAGCCAGGAGCTGGTCCGCATGATGGTCAGCGCGACCTTGTTGACCAGGGCGTCGATGAATTCGTTCTGCTGCGGACGGTAGGTCTGCAACGCTTTCATCGTGGCCTGGATGCCGGCCTTGGTGGCCTCGGGGATACGGGCCTGATAGTCGGGGGAGGCGCTGTCGCGGATCGCGTCAAGCAGCAACTCGTTCGTCGTGGGCTTGAACGTCTTTACGTCAAGAACAGCCATTTACATTTTTCCTATTCGAAAAGAGCGTCGATGCCGCGCGGCCGGTCGCCGTCGTTATCGTTCGCGGTGTCCTGGTTTTCCGGTTCCCCGGTTTTTGGTGCTGCAACCATTAGATCATAATTGACAGCTTTCAAACGCAATTCTTCCAGCTTGGCTGCGTCCAATTGTTTTTGCAATTCTGCGGCGGCGGCCTCCCGCGCCTTGACGGCAGCGTCCCGGATCGACAATTCTTCCGCGTGCGTTGCGGCGAGGTCGTCGGCGAATGTTTCCGGCAAACCGTTTTCTCCCGGGTTGCGGTACTGTTCCATCATTTCTTCAAAAGTCATTTTGTTCTCCCATTTGTGAGCGGAAAAC